TGACATTTGTAATGGGTTAGAACCATCAGGGCGACTTGTAGATGGGTTTGCTAAATTTATTGCTGGATAGCTAGTTCCAGAACCACTTGAATTACCCCCTGTTAATCTTGATAAATCTGACAAAAATATTGGTGATGTTATTGAACTACTTGAATTGTAATTACTAAATTTTCTTTCTTTTGCTAATTTAAGCATTTCAATACTGCCGCTTGAAGGTACTGCCATTATTTAATTTGTTTTTTTAGTTCTTCTATCTCTTGTTTCAAATCTTTTATTGCTTCTATTAAGTAACCTGTTAAGTTCCCATAAGCAACGCCTAATGTATCACCTGTTTCATTTACAAGCTCAGGTGCTACTTTTTGTATTTCTTGAGCTATAACACCGCTACTTTCTTTATTAGTATCAATTCTAGTAAAGCTAACACCTCGCATATCGTAAACCTTTTTACCATCTAATGTCTTTATGTTTTTCTTTAGTTTTCTATCTGAAAAAGCTATTACATCTGCTGATGCTCTAATGTCTCCAGTAACATCTAATTTTAAACCAGGCGAGGTAGTGCCGATACCTACTTTGCCATTAGTAAATGTTGCAAATATTCCATTTCCATCAGCTACATCTAAAGTCCTTCTGCCATCAAGTGATTCATTGTTTTTTACTAACATTCCATGATTAACAGTTGAAAACGCATGACAAAACTCGACCATGTAATTACCTGTAAAACTACCAGCAGCAGTTACATGGCTCATTACTTGTAACATAGGTTGCCCACTAGCAGCAGAATTAAATAAATGTAATTGTGCACTTGGGCTTGTCGTTCCAATACCAACTTTACCATTCTGTTGAAACCTCGCTATATTAGTTCCGCCATTGGCACTTCTTATATAAAAATCTCGCATGTCAAAATAAACATCTGAACTTCCACCATAACCAAACCTATAAGAGCTACCATCATAATTAGTTATTTGCAATCTAGAATCAGGCGAAATTGTTTGAATCCCTACTTTTCCATCATTCTGAATAACCATTCTTGATTGGCTGTTTAATCTATCAAAAAACTCTAAATCTGCACCAGCGCTTATGTTAGTACCTATTTCCCATCTATCTGCTTGAGTTCCACCCTGATTAGAATTGAACCAAATTGAAGCATTTTGATTATTAGTAGTAGATTTTACACGAACAATAGCTGTTGAACCTTCAATATGTAATTTTTGTTCTGGTGCTGATGTTCCAACGCCTACATTGCCGCCATAAGGGTTTAATGCTAATTTATCAACTGTTCCATTTGATCTTCCTGATTGAATAGCAGATGTATCTGTTGTTGCATTAGCATATCCCATATATAGACCATATTCATTATTATGGTTTACAACAGACCTAAAAGTTGAATTACTTATAAAATTGCTGAATGTAGATTGTGTACTTGTACTACCCCCTTTAACATGAAGTTTCGATCCAGGCGAAGTAGTTGCAATTCCAACATTACCAGAACTATTGATAGTCATACGACTATCATCATTAACTCTGAAAACCATCTTATTATCAGTATGACCATAAAATATTTGTCCAACATTAGCATCTGCTGCATCAGCAAAATTTATGAAACATTCACCAGCATTACTACCTGTGGAGATAGTTATACCAGCTGAACTAGAGGCATTGACTGTTAATTGGCTACCAGCAGCAGTACTTGTTGTTCCAATAGCAACACTTGATGCTGGAAATAATACATTATTACCTAATGGATTTATTCTTAATTCTTGCGATTCAAATGATTGAATCCATTTATAACCAGCAGTTTGATAATCCCCAAAACCTAAACCACCACCTGTCGGATTTTGGTCGCCATTTGCACTTATAATTCCATTTACTTCTAATCGAACACCAGCATTAGGCGAAGAAGTTCCAATGCCTACGACCCCACCTGAAGTGATTCGCATTCTCTCAACATTACCAGCAGTTCTAAAATCCATCGAATCTGAAATATGATTATAAACAATAGCCCCTTGATTTGGGTTGGCAGCATCACCAAAATAAATTGATGAAAAATTAGTACCTAAAATACCTATTGCTGCTTCTGAAGCATCAGCAACTGTTAAGTCAAATACACTAAAAGTTGAAGGTGTAACAGCACCATTTGACCCCACTATATGAAGTTTAGTGCTAGGTGAAGTTGTCCCAATTCCTACCCTTTCTGAGCTGTCAATACTAATAGCAGTATGGTTGTTAGAACTTCTTAATTGTAATAAATCATTATTATTGTCATAAATTATACCACCTACTATTTCATCTGATTGATCTCCCATATAAATACCAGCAGTTCCTGTGTCGCTAGATTTGATAATCATTACACATTCATTATCATTTTCACTTAGAACTAATTTTTTTGATGGGCTAGTTTCTCCAATACCAACATTACCTCCAGCACTTATTGTCATTCTTTGTGTATTGTTAGTCATAAAAATTATAGATTTGTTATCTCTATTATTTAAAAAGACACTTCCACCTGTATGTTGTCCGATATCAAATCCTGTATAACTACTAGCTGTGCTTCGCAATCTTGTATATGCAAAACCACTATCTACAATTTCCAATTTTTGAGCAGGTGAAGTTGTGCCAATACCTACATCTCCTACGCTTGTTATATGTATTAAATCATTTGCGCCTGTGCCAGTTCCTATTGAAAAAGAATCTCCGTTGAAACCTGATATTCCTATTTTCCATTCAGCAGTAGTGTCTAAATTTTGACCAAATGTTAAGTTTGGTGCTGCATTACCTCTAATATGTATGCCTTTATAATTTGTACTATCAACAACTTCTAAGGCACTTTGTGGCGATTCAGTTCCAATACCTAATCTGCCATCACCTGTTAAATTCATTAAGTTGTTAGATGCCCAATGTCCAAAAGTTAAGACATTGCTATTATCAGCATCAGCTTTCCATTTATATCCTATGTAACCAGAGTTTTTTGTACTTCCAGATTTACCAATAATAAATATATTATTTTCATTAGCTGTTAGATTTGGTGCAAAAGCATTTATTGAATGATTATATGTTATTGAGCTTGTATTAGTAATTTCTATTACAGGTGCTGTTGATGTGCTTGTTGATTCAACATCTAATTTACCAGTAGGTGAAGTTGTGCCAATACCTAATCTACCTGAAGAACCCTGTAAAAACATTTGAGCAGCTGTTGTATCGCCATCTGCAGTAAATCTTATATTACCTGTTGTACCATATCCTGTTTTTAAATTCAAATCAGCATCGCTTCCATGTCCAGTTGCGTTAAAATGACCGACCCAGCTTCTGAATGTTCCACTACTATTTTTAAATCCTACATGAGCGTTTGCGCCTTGTATTCCTATTGTTCCATTTGAACCAATACCTGTTGCTACAACTGTTAAAGGTGCAAAGGGCGAAGTTGTTCCTATGCCTATATAATTGTTAGTAGCATCAACTCTTAAAGCTACACCAGTAGAAGTGCTTAGCGATAAGTCATAAGCGTTGCTACCGCTAAGTCCTGATTTCAATTCTAAATGATAATTTGATGCTACCCTTCCTTCACCAGATCCAGCACCACCTCTTAAAAACAACTTTTGATCTGTATTAGATGTTCTTGACACTACCAATACTCCATCAGTAGCATCTCCTTGTACATGCAATAAGTGTGCAGGCCCTGTTAAACCAATACCAACATTGCCACCAGTTAAATAACTAACTTCCCCAGCTCTTATTCTTGCTGTATTTGTCCCAGAAGAATTATATAAAAGTAAATCGCCACCATTATTACTACCTGTATCACCTAAAATAGCTCTATTTGAACCTCCTCTTGTTATTAAAAGCATGGGATCATCTGCTTTTTCTAAATGCAAAATCTGTGAAGGCGCTGTTGTTCCTATTCCAATGTTACCTCCTGATTTTATATAAAATTTTATAAGAGCATCACTAAAATTACTACCAGCTAATTCTTCAATAGCAAAATCTGAATTACCATTGTTACCTCTTAATGCCCAGTTTTGATGTATCAAAGCAATATCCCCAAATACATCTAGTTCAGCACCATTAAAAGGTGAAGTTGTTCCAATGCCTAAATTACCAGATTGATTAAGTCGCATTGCTTCTGAACCACCAGCATTAAATTGTATGCCACTAGCACTTGATCCATAAATTTTTGCATTACTATTGCCAAAATTAATTCCATTACCATCATTAAAAAGAATAACACCAGCTGGGCTTAAATTACCTGAGGGACTTATAGTAAATTTTTCTGTGCCATTATTTCTAAATTTATAACTTAAACCATCTGGGCTATTAAAATTAACAGCACCACCATCCATACCTATATGAACTTTTTGTGTATTAGCACTTCTTTCAATAGTTAATCCAGCATCAAAACCACTATCATCTTGTTGTTTTATAGAAATTTCTTTTGAAGATATAGTACTAGTAATATTTAAAGTACCTGTTATTGCTGTATTACCATTTATATCAAATGGTGATGTTGGTGTTAAATCATTGATACCAATATAACCATCACTCCCCTGTATAAAAATAAATCCTGAGCCACCCTGTAACTTAGCATCAACATCACTCGAATTACCTAATGTTATATAATTTTGTGTTGTTTCTGCAAAATCAATAAATTCTATATTACCAGCTACAAATAATTGTCTATCATCTAAAAATCTATGGTAGGTATCACCATCATTGATATGTATAATATATTGTGCTACATTTAAGAAATTACCTTTAGCCATTATATCATTTTCAAAAGTTGCTAAACCTGTACTCGATGCAATCCTAAATCTTTCTGTGTTGCCACCAGTTGAAAAAATCATATTTGATTGACTTCTAATTGCTAAATCATTAGCAGCAGAACTACCAATCATTTGTCCGCCAGTATCTACTAATTGAATGCCACCTTTAAAAGTAGCACCATCCATAAATCTTATTCTTTTATTTACTGATGGACTTACTTCAATATCACCACCAAAAATTGATTTAGTGCCACTAATAGCAATAGGTGCATCTGTTAGTGTATCTGAATCTTGCCACATTACTACATCATTAGCAGTACCGCTACCATCAACAAAACCACCTGTACTAACACTTCCATCAGCCATTAAATATTGTGCTGATGTGCCACCAGATTTTATAAATGAACCAGCTGTTACACTAGATGCAAAAGTTGCAGCTTGTGTCGAGCCATTTAAGGTTAATGTTAATGTGTTACCAGCATTTAATTTTAGAGTACCTGATGCTGTTATTTCACTATCTGTGCCTGTGATTAATCTTAAATCATAATCATCACTAAATGGTTTTTTTAGATCTATATGACCACCACTAGGGCCACCAATCTCCATAAATCCATAACCACTTGCAGCTTGTATTTCGATATTACTATCGGTTTTTAAACTACCGATTATATCAACATTGCCATTAAAAACTCCTGTGGTTGCATCTAAAGCACCAATAACTAATTTACCTTTTGTAGTCCATGCAGCAGTAGATCCTGGCTCAACAGTACCAACGCCAATATGAAATTCAGGATTTGTAACACCTGTGCTTGCATCATAATACATACCTGCAAACTTTGTCCCACTTTCTACAATTGTACCATACCAACCTATATCTTTTGTATTAGCAGTATTATCTTTAGCTAATTCAATCATATTATCGCCAATAGCTATGATTGTGCTATCTACTATTGTAGTAGTACCATTGACAGTCAGATTGCCACCAACAACTAAATTATTACCTATCTGTGCATTGCCACTTGTTTGGAATTGTACACTTGGCGAAATACCAATTCCAACTGATGTTGTTGATAAATATATTGGTGAATCTGTGCCTAATCCAGATCCTACAATTTTTGGTGATCCAGTTAAGTTATCATTGTCAGATAATTTTAAAAGTGAATCATAAGTATTTTGAACTCTTTTGCCAGTTAATGTAGTACCCATATTTATAATTTATTACAAAAATACTAAATATCAGCTAGTTGTTTTTTCCCTGTCCTCTATATTTTTTTTTGTAACCTGATTGCCCTTTTGAAGCATTTTTAGAGTGAGTTCCTGGTCTTTTCTTTTTTGTTTTATATTGATGAATGTAATTTGCTCTTTTAGCCATTACCCTTTATTATTTTACTTGCTTTTTCAGTTGAGCGTCCACCAAAGTATGCAAGTACAACAGCCATCATGACTTTTTCAAATGTATCATTCCAATTATCATGAATTACAAATGGGATGCTTTCAATACTATCAAAAATGCCTGCAAAAGAAAAAACAACAATACACCAAATCAAGATCATTGGTCTTACATTTTTACTAAGCCAACTATCACTATTAGCATCAGCTTCCCATCTAGAAGTAATTGCTTCCATTTCTTTATTTTGTTGCTCATATATAAGTTGTTGTAATTTTATTTTATCTTCAGTTGGTATTTTTGCTTTTGTTATTTCTGCAATAGCATCTTTAGGGCTTGTAACACCATTTAAGACAGCACCTAGTTGAGGAGAAACTATACTAGCAGCACCAAATAATAATTTGCCAACTGTACTATCTTTAAATTTTTTTTTAGGTTTGCTCATACATATACTCTAAAATGCAACACTAAAATTAATAAATAAATATTTAATTCATTATAAGGTTGATCATCAGTTATTGGATAATATTCAATACCCAATAATAAACCATTAGGTTGTAAAGCTAATCCCCAATCCATTGACTAATCTCTTTATATTCTTCTTTAGCATTAAAACATGGACATGCTTTTTTATCTGTAAAATCATTATGCCCATAAACTACAGCATCAGGAAATTGAAATTTTAGATCCATTAATAAATTAAATATTGAATCTTTCTGCTGATCTGTTCTTGTATCAACCCATTCCTCCATGTTTTTATCCATGCCACCAACATAAGCTATACCGATAGAAGATTTATTATGCCCAGCAACATGCGCCCCTGTTTTAGCCATATTTCTTCCCTCCTGTACTGTGCCATCTATTTTAATTAAAAAATGATAGCCAATATCTGACCAGCCATTACCTTTTACATGCCAATCCCTTACATCTTTTACATCAAAATCTTTGAATTCTGGAGTAGCTGTGCAATGTACTATAAGTTTATCAATTTTTCTCATTATAAACTCTTAGCTCTCCTATATGTTGTTTTATCATTGATTACTGCTTGAATCTCCTCTACAGGTACATCTATTTTTAAGGAGATGCCACCATCCCATCTACCGATTAAACTTCTATCTTTATATAAAAATATAACAGGAACTGATTTAATTTGTTGTTTTATACTAGCTTTTTGATCCTCTAAAAAAGCAGTAACGATTTTTGCACCTTTAATTTTATTAAGATCTTTATAATCGTTTTTGTAATTCCAATTACTGTTAATATGCAATATAGTGTATTCCTGACTGCTAGTTATAGCAAATACAAATAGTGCAATTAGGACAAATATCTTTTTCATTTCTGTATGATTTCATATAATTTCTCATCAATTTTATCAAGTTTTTTAGAATTTTCCTCAACCTGTTCTGCTGTGTTCTCAATGGTTTCTCGTATAAGTTGATCCTTCAGGTCGTACTCGGTTCTAGTTAATTCTGGTTTAGGCAATTCTTTAGCGAGTTCTATTTCTGCAGTCAATGTAAAATATAATCCTGCTAAAGAAATAGCCCCAGCTAATATTAAGCCGATTGTTTTTAAATCTAGTTTTACCTCCGTGTCTTCACTAATTTTTTGTGCCATGTTTAATTAACTTGTTTGTTCAACTTTTACTTTTAATTCTATTATTCCTTTTATATAAGTAGCATCATCATCATCCTCTTGCACATAATTTACACTTTCAACTTCAACACCATAAACATTAAAGTTATTTGCACTCAAATTAAAATAACCTGAGGATCTTGTTCTTAGCAAAGATAAGCAAGAATTTACAATTGAATTTGCTGTTAGATCACCACCAGCATCGCTTGAAAATCTTGACACACATTCTATTCTGGTAATTGTCTCAGACATAAATTTGCTAGCATTTTGATCGATCTCATTTGTGCTTAATGAATAAATCCATATATAAGGCGATCCCTGATTTGTAGGTATTCTATTAAATACAGGAACAGTTGAAGCATTATATGTTACATTGCCATTTAATGCAGTATAAATTTTTGCTCTAATATGATGCATTGCTGTGTTCATGTATTCTTAATTTTTTTAAATTGTACATCCATCTTGCCCTTAACTAATTTCAAAGCATCTCTAATACTATTATAAAAATAAGGTTTTGGAGGTCTATTTTTTTTAGTTGATCCAAATTCAACAACTGCAGCATAGTCCATCTCAGCAGCTATATAAACAGTTTTGCCATCTCTTTTTGAATGAATAGATCTTTTGAGATCCCCTGTTAATACAGGCACTCTGCCCTGAGCATATCTAACCGAAAGAGCTGCAACATCTTGAGCAACTTTAATAAAATCTTTAGATCCAAAATTTCTTAATCTAAGCATTTTATTTCTAAATCTATTTAGATCTCTAGTATTTCCCTGTATATTAAATTTCATTATACATCAGTTGCTATTATTTTTACATACTCATCCTTTACCATTTCATAAACATCATTCACTCTATAAGTTGAAGATGATCCATCAATAGAAAATAAAAAATCTATATTGTTAATTTCATCAAAAGCTTTTTTTCTTATAATTACTTCAACCTCTTTATATTTAGATCTTGCCCCATTTTCCATTTTTAATTCACCACTTTTATATTGCACATCACCCCAAATATCAATGTCAGTTCCTAAATTACCTACAAATCCACCATAGCCATCAGGTGTCTTTGTTAGATTTTTTACATTAATACGATTCTTAAACTTGCCTGGGTTCATTAAATAAACATATTTTTAAATGAGTTTAGAATAATTCTTGTTTCACTAGGCACCATATCACCAGATTTACCTTCTACATAATCATGTCTATTATCATATAATGTACTAGCAAATTGCTTAATAGCTTGTTGTAAAAGCTCATTATCTAATCCTGCAGTTATATATGTAACTTTAACTTTTTCTGCTGGTCCATCTAAATCAATAGTTTCATTATCTAATCCTATCATTGTATAAGATGATGCTTCTAAAGTTGTACCCTCAACTGATACTGATGAAATACTAGCAATAGGGCCAAAAGGAATATCAAATATGCCTTTTGTTTCATCAAGATAATATGTTCTATTCTTTGCAACAATATCTCTTGATATATAATTCTCGCACCAAATTCTAGCTTGTTTTATTATAATACCTATCAATGTATCATCAGCACTTGTTGAAATTCTTGCATAATCTTTAAATGCCGAAGTTGTTACAATTTCAGATCCAGTTGTTGAATTAATTTTTATTTGTCTCATTTTGTTTCTTTTGAAACTTTTAATTCTTTTGTTTCTTTAACAATTTTTTTTTCTTTGACTATTGGTTCACCCCATTTGTTTTTAATCCATTTATAAGAGCTTGATTCTTTAATTTCTACAATTTCACCTGCAGGAACTTCATGACCATCAATAATCATTTCAGTTAATAATTTAATTTTCATAATTTAATTTTTTTGTAAAGATAAAAAAAAAGTGCCACAAGATTTTTATCGTATGACACTTTCCAGAACTTAGAAAATACTATTTATGAAATAAGAGCAAAGTTATTAAAATTTTCTTTATACTGATTATGTAATGATAACCTTAATGTTTTTTGTCCAGAATTTTTAACAATAAAAAACCCTTTATATTCTTCACTCCATAATGCAAAAAAATCTACAAAGTTTGGATCATAAGAAGGATTGCCAGTTCTTTTCAAAACTACTTGTGTTGATCTTCCATGCTTATATCTATTTGCCCCTAAATACTTTATTTGGAATTTAAATAATCTGCCTTCTTTTTCTAAAATGCAGTCATACATACTAGAATCTAACAATGGCATTGATACATTAAATCCCTGTTTTATAGCTGTTGTTGCAAAATGATACTCAGCAAAGCAACCCTTCTGATTACCATTCATTTAGTTAAGTTATAAAAAAAAAGGGGAAAATAAATTCCCCTTTTCAAACAACTAATCAAATAATACTATCAGAAAGATAGTTCTTTTTAACGATTTTTTGGATCTCGTTATATTTTTTGAGGATATGAATTTTTTTAATAGGTGGGATTTTTTCCCATTCTTTTTCCCCAATAATAGAGTAAATAAAAAGGTCAGTATCATCAATTCTTTTCATTAGCATATAAAACTGCAAAACCTAAAATTAAAAATACAATACCTGTTAATAAGTCATCAATAACTAAAAATGATCTAATTGCTAAAAACAATAATACAGATCCAGCAATATAACCTATTTTTTCTTTATTAATATTTTCCATCTATATAATCTTTTACTTTGTTCATCTCTACTTAAATCATCCCAATCATTTAGTAAAGCGGGATGAGTGTATTGATTATTATAATTATATTCTTTAGCTTTTCTAATCTGTCTATTGACTTTAATTAAATGATTTAATCTTTCTCTTGCTCCCATTATAAATTTTCTAAATGATTATCCAAAACTATATCTTCTAATTCAAGTATTTGATCTTCCATTAATCTAGTTATATCAACATTGTCTACAAATATTGCTTCTATCTCAACATCATTCATTTGACCAGTCCCATTGAAATAATCCAGTTCTGCTTCAATAAATCTATATTCAACTACAATATCTGTATTTCTGTATTCTAGATCCTGTATATGTTTATTTACTTTCATAACTATTTTTTTAAAAGATTAAATAATTGTTTATTACTGATTTGATCCCAAACACCATTATTATTTAATCTTGCCCATGATGTATTATTACCTATTTGTGATAGTTTGAGTATCTCACCACTTTTTAAAAATATATTATTATTTTTTCCCAGTGGATTTTTTTTAGATGTTTTAAATTGTATTTTCATTTTTTTAATTATTTGATTATTTATTCAAATATATAAACAATTTTTTAAATAACAAAATATTTTTTAAAATAATTAATATTTTTTTAATATTACCTCATAAAAAAAGGGGTAAATAAATACCCCTTAATTATTAATAAGCAATAAAAATCGTAATACTACGGTGTCTCTAGTGCTGTTTTAGCTGTGCTAAATACCCCATCAATTATACCTAATGGTAAATAAGTAGCAAGAGCAGCTCTCTCTTGGCATCGTACCGTAACAAAACCTTCTCGTATATTGATTCCGTCTTCTCTGTGGAAAGTAACAGAAAGGTTTTCTCTGATCCATAATTGACAAGCTTGAGCAAAATCACCAACTAAGAATGATCCAGCATTAACTTCATTGTTAATAATTACTGGAACGCCCATAAATGATGGTTGTAACCCTTGATAAACTTGATCCTTTAAATATCTTGACTGACTATCCTTTAACAATAGAATTTTGTGAAAGTCAGTTGGGTTTAAAAGAATATAATTAGGTTTATAATTTGATAAAGCTAACTGATTTACAGCTGCAATTAAAACATCAAACTCATTCGCATTATCAACTGATTGATAAAATGCACCTGATGCTGATGTATCAAAGTTAGTACCTGAATTATACAATCCTAGTAGATTTGGTGCAACACCATTACCGCCTAGAATTTGATCATCTTCAACTTCTAATAATTTAGCTGGTACTCTATTAGAGATATAGCTAGTTAATTGAGGTGTATCAGCTAACATTTCCTCAGATATTCTAAGGTATGTTCCGATCTTCTCAACATTTACAGAAGTAGCAGTCATATCGAAATCTGTTTGACCTAGAGCAGCACCTTCGTTTTTAGCAGCAGCTCCATTAGAGAAACCACTTTCTTTAACAAATCTTACAACATCAGATCCTGTAGATCCATTTGGAATGATTTGTCTCATGTTTTGCGCTCTATTTGGGTCAAATTTGTAACCTGGCACCCTATCCGCAGCCACCACTTCTCCAGTGTAGTCCGCGCCCATTGTCATGTCAGCTTTAATTTCGAAAGATGCTGATCCAGCATTTCCTTTTACTAAACTATCAATAGCACCATCATTGATTGCTTTTGTTAGATTAGTTTTGAAATCTTTTGATTCATTCTTTTTTTCAAACATTTTTTTATTTGAAACTTCAAACTCATCAAATCTTTCATTGAATTTTTTAGTAAGGTTATCAATCTCATTTTTTAGAGATTCATCTGCCTTACCATTAGCGTTATCTAACGCTTGACCTGCAGCTTTTTCAATTTTTTCATCAATAATTGATCCTAATTGATCCAGCTGATTTTTTACATTTTCGTCCATTTTTAATGAATTATTTTAAATTATTTAACAAATATTTATAAACATCAAACTCAGATTTTTCTTCAACTGGCTCAGTAATATCTACAATTGGCTGAGTAGCATCAACGAACAAAGATTTTAGTTTGTATATTTCTGATTCAATAGCATATCCCATTTCATCTGAGATATCGCCTTTTCTAATTAATTGACATAGATTGTCATATCTTTTGTAAATATCTTCCATTGATTTTTCTCCTTTAACATCCATGATCTTTGCCTGATCATTAGCTGCAAGAGTAACTGCAGAGATCTCAAAAAGCTTTACTTCTTTTAATTCTCTATAATCACCTTTGTCTTCTTTTTGTATAGGAAGTATGCCAACACTATTTTCAGTTATGACACCAGCTTTCATCAAAGCAATAACATCTTTGCCAAGAGTAGTTTTCGGAACTGCAGCAACAAAAACCAAACCTTTATCATCTTCGTAAAGTTCTTTCATTTTACCAATAGGTTTCATCATATTATGCTGATATAAATATTTAACTCTCTCACCATTTTCTTTAATGGTTTTTCTGTATGCTCCCCTCATAATAATATCATCATCTGCATCTTTATTGTTGAAATAAGAACCATAACCTTTTACAATGGAACTTTTTTCATCATAATCAGACAATTCACCTAAGGGTGCAGCTTTATATATAAAATCCATAATTAATTAATTTTTTACAAATTTAGTAAATATATTTTATTGAAATGGAAGATCACTTTCAACATCTTCTGGGAATGGAACCATTGAACATCTGCAATTTACAACATTTCTAGCACTACCTTCTCCAGGTCTGGGCATTTGCTCACCACCTACATCAAAAGGTTTATCAAAATCTCTTATCTGATTATTCACAATAGCATGCCAATCTCTAGTTTTATCATCTAAGAATGCAATCCATTGTTTTTTTAATCTTCTTCCAGCATAAACTTTTAATGCACTTTGCTCAATACCATAATTAGCTGCTCTCAAACTTTCTGTTCTAACTAATCTCATTGCTTGGTATCTTGAATATTTATCAAATCTGCTTCTTAATATCCTTGCTCTTTCAGCAGCTCCTTTAGTGATAAAATCTGGATCTCTGTATAACTTTCTTATTACAGCAACTAAGCTTTTTTTAGCTGTGCCACTTACAAGTGTTACATTACTAGCTGCAACTTGTCCAGCATAATAATTAAATGCTCTTTGCCATGTTCTTGTGAAATCTTTTGGATCTTCTTTTATTTGATACTTGCTTGAGTTATCTGCAAACCATACTGCAAACTGCATACATACTTCTGGAATAATATCAATATAAATGCTTTTTATTGCATCGAAATTAAATATATCGAAGTAATTTATATTATTACTATCTATATAAGTTTTAACACCTTTATAATATTCTCTTTTATAAAATTTTCTAACCTTATTGAAAGCTTTTTTTTC